AGAAGCACTGCGCCGACCGGAAAACGGTGGTATTCCTGCCGCTGATCAAGACCAGCCAGAAATTCTGCCATCTTTTGCAGGCCCGGGGCTTCCGGGCGGCGGAGGTGAACGGCGAAAGCGAGAACCGAGCCGAAATCCTGAGCGCCTTTGACCGGGGAGAATACGACGTGCTTTGTAACAGCATGCTTTTGACCGAGGGCTGGGACTGCCCCAGCGTCAACTGCATCGTGGTGCTGCGGCCTACCAAGATACGCAGCCTGTACTGCCAGATGGTGGGCCGCGGCACCCGCCTTTCCCCCGAAACTGGGAAGGAAAACCTGCTGCTTCTGGATTTCCTGTGGCATACCAGCCGGCATGAACTCTGCCGCCCGGCGCACCTGATTTGCGAAACCCCGGAAGTAGCCGACAGGATGACCGAGAACCTGAACGACGCGCCGGGCGCGCCCATGGACCTGGAAGCGGCGGAAAAGCAGGCCAGCCAGGATGTGCTGATCCAGCGGGAAGAAGCCCTGGCAAAAACCCTCCAGGAAATGCGCCGCCGGAAGCGCGCCCTGGTGGACCCGCTGCAGTTTGAAATGAGCATCGCTGCGGAGGACCTTTCCGGCTACGTTCCCGCCTTCGGCTGGCAGATGGCCCCGCCCAGCGACAAGCAGAAAGCGCTGCTGGAAAAGCGCGGCATTTTCCCCGATGAAATCGACAACGCGGGCAAAGCGCAGCTGCTGATTGACCGGCTGCACAAGCGGCAAAGCGAGGGTCTGACAACGCCGAAGCAAATCCGTTTCCTGGAAGGAAGAGGCTTTCAGCACGTGGGCACCTGGACCTTTGACAGCGCGAAGCACCTGATCGACCGGATCGCCGCCAACGGCTGGCGCGTTCCACGGGACATAACGCCGGGCAGCTATCAGCCGGAAGTGTACCAGACAGCAGACGGCGGGCTGGCCGTCGGCGGCTGGTGGTAAAAGGGGGAAATGAAAGAATGAGCATGGCCAAAATCGATTACTCATTTTTGCAAAAGCTAATTGAAGCAAAAGGAATACCACGAAGACAGCTTGCTTTACGTATCGGAATTGATGAGGGGCAGTTCGCTTCATCTTTTCGCAGAGAAAGCAAGATGAAATTCAGGCTTGTCATTAAAATAGCCAATTATCTCAGAATCCCTGCTGATTATCTGCTTTTGAAAAACGAGAACGGTAATCCAATCACACCAATCCCTGCAGATTACATCGATATTTCCAAGTTTGAACGAAAACTTGGAATGAATGATTTGGATAAAATGCTTTCCAAATTGAATAATGACGGAATTGAAAAAGCCAAAGAAATGATAGGGATTCTGCTGAAAGCTCCATGCTTCATCGAAAGTGAGGAAGCAAAAGAAGATGGATAACAAAGGACTTAACCTGCTGGAGGTGCTTAACCACATCGACCCCGCCCTGCTGGATTACCAAGCCTGGACCAACGTGGGCATGGCGCTGAAACTGGAGGGCTACGGCCCGGAAACCTGGGAGCAATGGAGCGCCCGGGACGCGGCCCGCTATCACCCCGGCGAATGCCTGAAAAAATGGCAGAGCTTTAACGGCGCGGGAACGCCCGTCACCGGCGGCACCATCGTGCAGTACGCCATGGACCAGGGCTGGCGGCCCAACAGCGGCCCGGACGCGGAAATCGGCTGGGACGACGTGATCGGCGGGCACGGTGACGACCTGCGCGTGATTGACAGCGCCTGGCTGGAAGAAAAGGACATTCCCGCCCCGCCGGATCCCTTCGACGGGGTGAAGCAGTTGACCAGGTATCTGTCCCTGCTCTTTGACAGCACCGACAATGTGGGCTATGTAACCGAGAGCTACACCACCGACGACGGCAGGCGGGTGCCCACCAAGGGCAGCTATGACCGGACGGCGGGACAGCTGATCGAAGCCCTCAACAAATGCAACGGCGATCTGGGCGGCGTGCTGGGCGACTGGGACCAGGACACCGGCGCATGGATTCGATTCAATCCCCTGGACGGCAAGGGCGTAAAGAATGACAACGTGACCGAATACCGCTACGCCCTGGTGGAAAGCGACACCCTGGACATTGCCCGCCAATACAGCCTGATGCTGGAGCTGCAACTGCCCATTGTCGTGATGGTGCATTCCGGCGGCAAGAGTATTCACGCCATCGTGAAAATCGACGCGGCGGATTATGCCGAATACCGGCAGCGTGTGGATTACCTCTATACCGTCTGCCAGAAAAACGGCATGGAAATTGACAAGCAGAACCGGAACCCAAGCCGCCTTTCCCGGATGCCCGGCGTGACAAGGAAGGGCAAGCCCCAATACATCCTGTGCGAAAACGTGGGGTGCGACAGCTTCCCGGCCTGGAAGGAATACATCGAGGGCCTGAATGACGATCTGCCGGACATGGAGAACTTGGAAGAGCAGCTGCAGCACCTGCCGGAGCTGGCCCCGGAGCTGATTCAGGGCGTGCTGCGCAAAGGACACAAGCTGCTGCTTTCCGGCCCCAGCAAGGCGGGCAAGAGCTACGCGCTGATCGAGCTGTGTATTGCCATTGCCGAGGGTGTGTCCTGGCTGGGCTTCCCCGTTTGTCCGCACGTTCCGCCTGCGGCGGTCCGCGCCACTTCTCCAAACGGCTTGAATGGCAGCGCGTCACAAGCCCAAGGGCTTGTTCCTCAAACCGGCAGCGTGCTGTATGTGAATTTGGAATTGGATCGGGCCAGCTGCCTGCACCGCTTTCAGGAGGTATACCAGGCCATGGGCATTCAGCCCCGGAACCCGGACGCCATCGACGTGTGGAACCTGCGCGGGCGCAGCTGCCCCATGGACAAGCTGGCCCCGAAGCTGATCCGGCGCGCCGTCAAAAAGGGCTATACCGCCGTGATCATCGATCCCATTTACAAGGTGATCACCGGCGACGAAAACAGCGCCGACCAGATGGCCGCGTTCTGCAACCAGTTCGACCGGATCGCCACGGAATTAGGCTGCGCGGTGATCTACTGCCATCATCACAGCAAGGGCAGCCAGGGCCAGAAAAACAGCATGGACCGGGCCAGCGGCAGCGGCGTATTCGCCCGGGACCCGGACGCGCTGCTGGATATGATCGAACTGGAAATCCCGACGCAGACCAGGGACGAAATGCTGAACCGCGTTACCCGGGAAACCTGCATGCAGTACCTGAAAGCCTGCGTTCCCAACTGGCGGGAGGAAATCAGCCAGGACGAGGAATGCAGCCATGTTTCCCTGCTCAATGCCTGTGAGCGCCTTTTGAACCCGCCAACATTTCAATTCCTTCAAGAGCAGATCGAGCGGAATCAAATGCCTGTGCGCTTCCGCACGGGCTGGCGGGTGGAAGGCGTGCTGCGGGAATTCGCGCCGCTGTCGCCCCGGTATCTGTGGTTTGATTACCCGGCGCACAAGGCCGATGAAACCGGCATCCTCAAGGATCTGGCGGCTAACGGCGAAAAGCACGGCAGCATCTACAAGGCGCAATCCGCCCGGAAGGAAAATGCGAAAGCGGCGAAGCTGAGCAAGAAAGAAGAGCTAAGAAACGCGCTGCTTTTTGCCAACGGCGGGGAGAATTGCACCGTCAAGGACCTGGCCGAATACATGGGCGCGAAAGAGGACACCGTGAGGAAATGGATCAGGGAAAACGGCTATGCAATCGAAAAGAAAACAGGCCATGTATGCGACGCGACCAGCGCGACGGAATGACAGTGCATCGTGTTTGAAATTGCGCGACGGACTGTAAAAAATTACAGTTTATCGCACGTCGCACGCGACACGACGAAATGCAAATTTCACATTCAATCGCACGCGACGGCGCGACGCGACAAAATATTACTCTGTAATATTTTAGCGGACTGTCGTCTCGTCTCGATACGCGACGCGACACAGGGGCGGGGAGAAGGGGCTCATGCTTCGCCCCTTTCTCCTCCCGCTGACGCTCCCGCCCTGTTTGTCGACGCCGACGTACGAGACAGCCGATTGACCCCGCGCGTGAGGGGGAAATGGAGGTGGAAAAAAATGCCAAAATATCTCGATTATAGTTTCCTGGAACCGGCCACAAAAATGCCGCCCCTGAAACATCAGCCCTATGATGAATTCGATATCATGGCAAGTGAGGTTGCCTCTTATCTGGTGAAGATTCCGAGCGTCAGGCAAAAGCTATTTGATATGGCAAATTCCAAAGGCTTTATTGTCTACGACCCTGTAACAAAGACATGGAAGGGAGCCAAACGATAATGCAAAAAAATTTTTTCCTCCCCATGATCCCGCCCACGGTGACGGCCCAGGAACACCGGATCACCGGCAGGCATGGACAGAAGGCCCAGATTTACAATACCCCGCAGCTGAACGACGCGAAGCAGAAGTTTCTTTCCTACCTGGCGCCCCACGCACCGGCATGCCCCCTGGAGGGGCCCATCTGCCTGGTGGTGAAATGGTGCTTCCCCATGCGCAGGGACAGCCACGACGGCCAATACAAGGCCACCCGGCCCGACACGGACAACCTGCAGAAGCTGTTCAAAGACTGCATGACCAAGGCGGGCTTCTGGCACGACGACGCCCAGGTGGCCAGTGAAGTGATTGAAAAATTCTACGCGGCCACACCCGGCATCTTCGTGGCCGTATCCCAGATCGGAGAGGAGGATCTGCTATGAGCGCAGAGCCCTTGCGCCAGGCGGAACCAAACATCCCCTGCGTGGACGTGTGGCCCTTGGAGAAAATGACGGCCGCCGTGCGGGGCGCATACGACGCCCTAGCAAAAAAAGGCGAAATCCACGTGAACAAAATCACGGTGAAGAAAAGCGCCGGCCTGGTGGTGATGGATTACCTGAGCACCCTGCCGCAGGACTGGACAAGGCAGGCGCTCAAAAAAGCAAAGGAGGAACACAATGGATAAATGGATCAGCGTCAAAAACCGGCTGCCGCAAGCCCGGGGGCAATACCTGGTCGTTGCCATCGAGGCGGGGCATTACCGGCACATCACCGTCGTTTCGTTCTCAGACCATTTTATCATGAACGGGCACCGGGCCTATTGGAAAGTGACCCATTGGATGCCGCTGCCTGGTTTTCCTGAGGAGGGCAAGGATAATGGATAACCTGAAAAGCTGCCCCTTCTGCGGGGCTGTGGCCGTGATGGACACGTTCACAACGGCAATGGAGAAAAAGCCGAGGTTCCGGGTGCGGTGCACGAATTGCCCGTGTGATCTGGGCTGGGATCATTGGAGCGTGGAAGAAGCGCGGGATGCGTGGAACAAGCGGACGGAGGGCAAGGACAATGGCTGATTGGGAAAAGGCGATAGAGCATCTCAAAGAAATAGCTGAGTATTTCCAGGGGTGCAGGAATAACGCATCGTTTGCCAGCAAAGCGAAGAACCATTTCTGGGAATTGCAGAACGCGGCGAGTGAAGCGGCTGACCTGCTGAAAGCGCAGGAACCTTTAGCAGTAAGAGAAGCGAAATTAAATAAATGCGTCTGCGGAAACATAATTAACCGTTACTGGCATCCTGAGTTTTGCGGCTTTTGCGGCAAGAAATTAGAATGGTTTTAAGTAAGGGCGGTGAAGTGGGATGAATAAATTCGATCTGACCGGATACGTTTCGCCAATACAGCGAATTGTAAAAGAAGTCCAAGCCAGGATCGAAGAACATGAAGGGCAAATCCTTATGAAAGCTGTGCATAACGTCGGATTCGACGTTGATAAGCACGAGCTGATGAAGGCCCTTGCCTATGATCTGGAGCAGTACCAAAAAGGCTATGCCGATGCTATGAAGAACGCCGTGCCGCTGGATAAGCTGTGTTTGCTCCTTCATGATATCGCAGGTTGTCCGTGCTATTCACAACAAGGAGCGGATATGTGTAATCGGCTTATTGGCGATCAGTGCAATACCGAATGGGATGATGTTGAATGCTGGAAACGGTTTCTTACAAAGTGGATGGAGGAAAACGATGCATCAATTAGTTCTCGATAGGCGCTATGATCCGAAACAATATCCGATTTATGATAATTATGCAGCAATAGAGGTATCGGAAACAAAGAATATACCCATTGATTATTTTGGATTGATGGGAGTACCGATTACGGCGCTCGCGAAAGGCATAGACCTGCTCTTTGAAATCCTATTCATTAGTCCAGAAATCCCGGGATTGGACGGAAATTTGAAGCTGAATGGTAAAGAGCTCTACAGGCGAATTATTATCCGAAGAAAGAGAATCTGGGAAGATGTTTACAGTTGCAAAGACGTTCGAAGAGGAGAGATGAACCATGAACAGAGCGCAGAGAAGGGCCTACCAAAAGAGCCTGCCGGCCTACAAGAAGATGGGCCATGAAAAGCTCATGGCCGCCATTGCCAAGAACGGCCTGACGGTGGAAGACCTGAAAAAGTGCAAGGCGGAGGGCTACCAGCTGGGCGTGGAAAGCGCGGTGATGCAGTGTTACGCGGCCTTCTGCCTGGCGCTGAACGAGCAATTCGGTTTCGGGCGGGAAAGGGTGCTGCGGGCGCTGAAAGCGGCGGATGACAAGGTGATTTTCGCCGTGGACAGCGCGGAGATGGTTGACGAAGTATTTGACCGTTTCGGCATCCGCATGGATTTCCGGGACGGGCTGGAAAGGGTACAGGAAGCATGATGCAGAAGATGAGGCCGGAGAACCCGGCAAAGACCTACCTGAAACGCTACCGGGCGCTGGTGATCCAGCGGGACAGCCTGCAACGGAGCATTGATGCGGCCTATGACCGGGCGTGTTCCCGCACGGTGCGGTTAAAGCCAGTCCACGTGACCGGCGGCGGGGGCGTATATGACCGGATGGCGGAGGACGTGGCCCGGATCAGCGACGAAACGGAGCAGCTCAAGGCCGCGAAGGAACGTGCAGAAAACGCACTTTCCCAGATCATGGAGGCCATCCAGGCGGTGCCGGACGAAATGCAGCGGGCGGTGCTGCTGCTGCGGTACGTTGAAGGGCTGGACTGGATCAGCATTTCAGAACGCATCCATTACGAAGAGCGGCAGACGTTCATTCTGCACGGTCGTGCCCTGTGGGCTGTGAGAAGGTGGCTCGAAAGTATGCAGTAAAATGCAGTTGTCAATGTGCTATAATGGCAGAGTAAAAGAAGCGCCCTTGGACAAGGCGTTTCTTTTTTTCGCCAGTTTGAGGGCGTCGCCGGATTTCTTCCTTGCCGGCGGCGGGCAGCGTATCACGATTGGGGAACGACACCTCACCCATGGAAATGCAGAGGCGGGAGCAGATACGCAAAAATAAAAGAGACTGGAGGCTGTGAATCATGGGCAGGCCGCGGAAAATTCAATCGCCTGCCATGATGGCGAGGCGCTGGGAAGAATACAAGGACCATTGCGACCATTACGAAGTGCCGGTAACGGAATTCAGCGCTAAAAACAGCGAATTCGTCAGCCAGCGGGTAAAAAAGCGGATCAGCTACACCATCGAGGGCTTTTGCGTGTTCCTGAAAATTCCGCGCTCGATTTTTTACAGCACATACGCGGAAAACCCATCCTTTTCGGACATTGTAACGCGCATACGAGAGGAATGCGAGGCGGACACCCGGGCGAAATTTGAGACCGGCACGATCCCGCCGCAGCTGGCGGCTCTATGGATGAGCAAGTTTGGCTATTCCGTTAAGACGGAGGCACAGACCGACGGGAAGAACGAGCTGCTGCAATCCCTGCTCGACATGGAAAGGCAGGCTGCACAATGATCGAATGGAGCGCAAAGCAGAAAAGCCTGATCATGGCCCCCTTCGATCATGCCCTGGACTGGAACGAGGGCACGCCCCGCAGCGGAAAGACCACGGCGGGAACCATGCGCTTCGCCCGGCACCTGATCCGCAGCCGGGACGCGCTGCACCTGGTGACGGCGTACAGCGCGGAGCAGGCGTACCGGCTCATCATGGACGGAGACGGCATGGGCCTGACGCACATTTTCAAAGGCCATTGCCGGGTAAGCCACGACGACAGCGGCGCGCATTTGCTGGTGAGCCTGCCGGACGGCGAAAAAAAGGTGTACTGGAAGGGCGGCGGCAAAGCGGACAGCCATAAGGCCATTACCGGCATGAGCCTGGGCAGCGTGTATTTCTGCGAAATCAACCTTTTGCATGATTCCATGATTCAGGAATGTTTTCGCAGAACTTACGCCGCCAAAGACCGCTGGCACATCGCCGACCTGAACCCGCCGTCGCCTGCCGACCCGTGCATTAAAAACGTGCTGAACGTTCAGGATTGCCGGTTTTTGCATTGGACGTGCGCGGATAACCCGGTATTGACGCCGCAGCGCCTGGCCGAAATCGAGGCGGCATGCAAAAAAAGCCCGTTTTTGTATAAGCGGGATTGGCTGGGCCAGCGCGTGATCCCGGAGGGCGTGATTTACTGGATGTTCAGCCCGGAAAAGCATATCGTAAACCGGCTGCCGGATGATTTCTGGATCGTAGAGGCATTCGCCGCCGGTGACGGCGGCACGACGGACGCGACCAGCATCGGCTTTTACCTGGCGGGCTTTATGGGCGACCGGTACGCGCCGGGGCCGAAAGAGTATCGGCTGTACCGCGTGGGAAATTGGCGGTACGACGGCGGGCAAATGGCTATGAGCGATCAGGCGCGGCACATCGTGGGCGAGTTTCTGCCGTACATGCGCAAAAAGTACGGCGTGCGGGAAAACGCGATCTATATTGATCCGGCCTGCAAGGCGCTGCGGCTGGAAATTGAAAAGCTGGGCCTGGCCACCAACGGCGCGGACAATAACGGCCACGACGTGAGGGGCGGCAGCAAGGGCCTGAAAGTGGGCGTGGAAATGCTGCAAAGCGCCATCCAGGACGGGCGTTTTTACCTGGTGGAGGATGAGCGGTACGGCACCGAAGCCTTTGTGAAGGAGGCCGGGCTGTACTGCGCGGACGACAAGGGGCAGC